CAAGACCACGCAAATTCAAATACTGCAATCAGTATTGATAGTAGTGGAAGAGTAACATTACCACAGCGTGTCGCTTTCATGGGAAAGAAGACTGATACTAATCAATTGGATAATAGCACTAACGCTATAGCATTTAATCATACTGACCTAGCACACGCATCTTGGGATGGTACTACATTTACTGCTCCAATAACTGGACTATATAGGATATTTATTAATGGACATAGACAAACTACTGGTACTAATCCTATGGAACTTGCAATTTTGGTGAATGATTCTATAATTGAAACTGGATATGCTTTAGGTGCTTCAACTGGTAGACCAAGAGTATCTGCTGAAACACTAACTGTTTTAACTGCTGGTCAAACAGTAACTTTTAAAGTTACACAAGGCGATGTTTTTGCTGGGAACAATGCACAAAGTTCTGGTGTGATGTGTTCTGGATATCTAATAGGATAACTCTAACACATTTTCCTTATAAATAAAGAAAAGGAGACTGTGTGAATGGCAAACATATCGAATATATTTATTGACCAAGGTGCAGATTTTACAACCACACTTACTGTAAATGACTCAAATGGTGATGCGTTAAATTTAACAAACTTTACTGCTGCAGCTATGATAAGGAAAACATTCTTGTCAAGTACAGCAACGTCTTTTACTACAGCGTTTGTTGACCCAAGAACTACTGGTAAAATTACCCTTACATTATCTGACACACAAACTGCAGCTCTTGAAGCTGGACGGTTCTTATATGATGTTGTTATTACAGCAGCAGATGGTACAAAAACTAGAGTTGTTGAAGGTCAAGTCACAGTCAACCCAAGCGTAACGAGGTAACAAATGTCAGCAATAGAAGAAAATGAAATCACTGGAAGTATTTCTACAACATCACCAATCACTGGTTCTATTTCACAAGGTAATCAACCCTCTGTAACCAGAGTAACAGTCCCTGGCCCTCAAGGCCCAACTGGTGCAGCTGGTTCTTCAGAAAATAGAATTGCAGATGCAGCTGATGTTGATACTACATCTTTTGGTTTAAATGATGGTGCAGTTTTACAATTTAGAGCGTCAACACAAAAATTCGTTACGAGGACAGAGTTAGATACCACAACTGGAAATTTAGTATTAAACGGTGGTAATTTTTAAGGATATAAAAAATGGCAGTAACATTACAAATTAAAAGGTCAACTGGTTCTTCTGCCCCCGGCTCTCTTGCTGATGGTGAATTAGCTTATACCAAAGGTGATAATAAGTTATATATTGGTGATGGTTCTTCTGTAAGACTTATTGGTGGTAAAGCGTTCAATGACCTCATAGACCATAATGCTGGAACTTTAACGGCGAGTTCTGCACTTATTGTAGATTCTAATAAAGCGATTGATGACTTAATTGTAGGTAATAACGCATCAACTGGTGGTTCGATACAAATTAAAGAAGGTACTAATAATGGTACTCATCATGTTCAACTTAAAGCACCCAATTCACTAAGTGGAAATATTGCATTTACTTTACCTAGTGCAGATGGTAATGCTGACCAAGTTTTAAAGACAAATGGTTCTGGTACACTTTCTTTTGCAACAGTAAACACTTCATTTACTCTTGCAGCTGATAGTGGGTCAAATGACACTTTTAATACTGGTGAAACTCTTACATTCTTCGGTGGTGAGGGTATTGATACAACCGTTGCAAACAACGCCATTACGATTGCAGCTGAAGATGCAACTGCATCTAACAAAGGTATTGCATCTTTTTCTTCTAATGATTTTGATGTTTCATCTGGTGCAGTAACAGTCAAAGCAGCTGGTATTACTAACGCACAACTTGCTGGTTCTATCGCAAATGCAAAACTCGCTAACAGTTCTGTAACAATTGGTTCTGATGCAATCTCACTAGGTGGTTCACGAACAGATATTAATGGACTTACATCTCTTGATGTTGATAATATTACAATTGACGGAAATACTGTATCATCAACAAACTCAAATGGCAACATTGTTTTAGACCCAAATGGAACTGGAACAGTTGATGTTTCTGGTGCAAAGATTACAACAGTCGGTACACCAAGTCAGTCAACAGATGCAGCTACAAAAGGATATGTTGACGGTGTTGTTAATGGACTTGATGTTAAAAAGTCAGTAGACTTCGCTTCTACAGCAAATGTTGCTGGTACATATAATAATGGCGCTGGAACAATTACTGCTGGGTCTAATGGTGCATTATCAATGGACGGTGGTTCACCAACTATTGGTATGAGAGTTCTTCTTAAAGACCAAACAGACAGTGTACAGAATGGTATCTATAGTGTAACAACTGCTGGTAACGCTGGCGCAGCTTATGTTCTAACTAGGGCAACAGATGCTGATGCGGCTGCAGAAATTTCTGGTGGTGCGTTCTTTTTCGTTGAACAAGGTTCAGCAAACGCAGACAATGGTTATGTAACAACTCATAACGGAACACCAACAATAGGTACAGATGATATTACCTTTGAACAATTTTCTGGTGCTGGTCAAATTAGTGCTGGTTCTGCACTTACAAAAACTGGTAATACATTAAATGTTGCAGTAGATGACTCTTCAATAGAAATTAATTCTGACGCATTAAGAGTAAAAGCAAGTGGTATTACAAATGCAATGTTGGCTGGTTCTATTGACTTAACTGCAAAAGTTACTGGAGCATTACCAGTTGGAAATGGTGGTACTGGATTGACTTCTATTGCAAAAGGTTCTATACTTGTTGCAAACTCAGCTAATACAATCTCTGCATTAGATGGTGGTGGGTCAACTGACAAAATTTTATTATATTCTCAGTCAAGCGATACACTTGCCTTCACAAACGCAGTAGATGGTGGAACTTTCTAAGTAGTCATGTAGGAGTTGCCTCATGGCCGTGAATTTAAAATTAAAAAGGTCACACACCCATTCTACATTACCAACAACTTCAGATTTAGTTGAGGGTGAATTTGCTGTCAATACATATGACAGAAAACTATTCATGCGTGATGGTAGTAATTCTATCATTAATGTTTCTAATCACTACGCCACTGATTTTGAATCTTCAACAAAAACCTTTTATGTCACAGTTGCAACATCCACTAGTGACCACCCATATCATGGAAGTGGTTCTAGTAACAAATATAAAATAAACGGTGTATTTTCACCTTATCTACATTTAATACCAAGAATAACATATAGATTTGACCAGAGTGATTCGAGTAATTCTGGACATCCACTTCGTTTTTATCTTGATGCAAACAAAACAACACAATACACAACTGGTGTAACAACTGCGAATGGTTCAAGTGGGCCAGGCAGTTCTGGTGCATATACTGAAATAGTTGTTACTGATGCGACTCCTGCTGTATTACATTACCAATGTTCTGCACATGGAAATATGGGTTGGGCTGCAACAACTGGTACTAGAAATCTAACAAGTTTTGATACGGATGATTTATCTGAAGGTTCTTCTAATCTTTACTTTACAAACGCAAGAGCAGATGCAAGGATAGCAGCTGCAACCACAGATGATTTATCTGAAGGTTCTAGTAACCTTTATCACACAACTGCGAGAGTTCAAGCAGTATCTATCAATAATGTCGTTGAGGATACTACGCCCCAACTTGGAGGCAACCTTGATTTAAATTCAAATGATATTACTGGTACTGGTAACATTTCTACTACTGGTAATTTTACACTTACTTCTACAGATGCTGGTTCAAGTGCAGCTCCGATTATTGAATTAAATCGTGATAGTTCAAGTCCTGCTGATGCAGACTATCTTGGACAAATTAAATTTAAAGGTGATGATGACGGTGGCAGTTCTCATGTTTATGCAAAGATAACTGGTAAGATTCAAGACGCATCTGCTGGCACAGAAGATGGCCTTATCGAATTTGCAAATGTTAGAGCTGGTTCTACTACAATTACTGCAAGACTTAAAAGTGATAAGTTTCAGTTATTGAATAGTATGGATTTAGAAGTTGCTGGTAATACTACATTAACTGGAACATTGAACGGACATACAATTCCAGGCGGTACTGGTACACTTGCATTGACAAGTGATATTGGTTCAACAGATGTATCTGCCGACTCAACTCCTCAACTTGGAGGTGACTTGGATGTTAATGGCAACGCAATCGTATCTGCATCAAATGGTAATATTGCAATTACACCAAACGGTTCTGGTTCTGTTATTATTGATGGATTATCACACCCACAAGCAGATGGTAATGCTGGACAAGTTCTAAAAACAGATGGTTCTGGTAATCTTGCGTTTGCATCTGTAAGTTCACTTGCTGGTGCTGGTATTCAAAATGTATCTGATGATAGTTCTCCACAGCTTGGTGGCAATTTAGATGTTGTTACCCACAATATTGTTTCTACTTCAAATAGAAATATTAGTCTTTTACCGAATGGTTCTGGTAAGGTTGTTGTGGGAACAAATGGTATTGAATTTGGAGATGGAACAACACAAACATCTGCTGGTGCAACAACTGGTTTCTCAATTGCAATGGCCACCGCCCTTGGATGATATAAATAAGTAAAAAGGATTAAACATGGCAGTTCCAAATACAAAAGCAACATTTAAAGAATATTGTCTAAGAAGTTTAGGTAAACCAGTTATTGAAATAAATGTGGATGACGAACAAGTAGACGATAGAATTGACGAGGCATTACAATACTTTGCACAATACCATTATGATGGTGTTGAGAGAGTGTATTTAAAACACGCAATCACACAAGCAGAGATTGATAGAGCTGCAACCAATTCGTCTGAAACTGCAACTGATAAGGTTGACAATAGTATTACTGCGTCTTGGTTAGAGGGTAAAGGTTTTATTCCAGTTCCAGATAGTGTCTTATCTATTGTAAAGATATTTGACTTCACTGATAAAAATACAACAAATATGTTTGATATTCGTTATCAACTTCGTTTGAATGATTTATACGATTTCTCTAGTGAATCTATTATTCATTATCAAATGACAAGACAACACTTAGATTTTCTTGACCACATTCTTGTAGGTGAAAAACCTATTCGTTTTAATCAACACCAAAATAGATTATACATAGATATGGATTGGACAAATGATTTAGAAGCTGGTGACTTTCTAATTATCGAGGCATATAGAAAATTAGACCCAACAACTTACACAGATATTTTTGATGACATTTATTTAAAGCGATACGCAACTGCACTTATCAAAAGACAATGGGGTGCAAACCTTTCTAAATTTGAAGGTGTTCAAATGTTAGGTGGTGTTACACTCAATGGTGCAAAAATCTTTGAGGAGGCACAGGCAGACATAGAAAAGTTAGAGGAACAAATTCAACTTGCATATGAACTCCCACCAAACTATATGATAGGATAATTTGATGCCAACAAATGTATATTTTGACACAGGCACAAAAGCCGAACAACATCTATATGAAGACCTAATCATAGAACAACTTAGTATCTATGGTCAAGAAGTCTTTTATATTCCTAGAACTTTAGTTAAAGAAGATGAACTCTTTGGAGAGGACACTCTTTCAAAGTTTGACGATTCATATCTAATTGAAATGTATTTTGAAAACGTGGATGGTTTTGAAGGCGAATCTGATATTATGTCAAAGTTTGGTCTACAAATTGATGACCAAGGAACATTTGTTGTATCAAGAAGAAGATTTGAACAATTAGTATCTCACGACTCTAATCTTATTGTCAAGACAAGACCAAATGAGGGTGATTTAATTTACTTCTCAAAACTTTCAAAGTTGTTTGAAATTTCTTTCGTAGAAGATGAAGACCCATTTTTTCAGATACACAATGTACCAGCTTTTAAATTAAAAGTCAAGACCTTTGAATACTCTAGTGAAATACTTGATACTGGCATTACAG